TCAATCTCAATTCATTTCCAGATTACGGGCAGCCAATCTGGTTGCCGAAACCTCCGCTCTCAAGCGTTACATCAATCACGTACAACGATGCCAATGGCGATAGTCAAACGCTGGCAACATCGAAATATGTGGTTGATACATCGGGCAACAATCGAGCAGCCGGCGTCTACGAATCGTATGACAACGATTGGCCGACGACCTACGATGAGGTCAATGCAGTCACGGTGACTTATGTCGCCGGCTACGGATCAACGGCGGCATCAGTGCCAGATCCGATTCGACATGCATTAAAAATGTTGATTGGCTCAATGTTTTGCGAGCGGGTGCCGTGCGAAGAGTGCGATGCACTAGCTGACAATTCGCCGGCGGCCATGTTGTTGAGTGCTTACAAAGTCCAAAACGATTTAGTAGGACTGCCGACATGGTGATGAAACGATGTCATCGCAAGATTGGCGAGTACGATCTCAAAGTTACGTTTGAGACTCCAAGCGGCACGGCAGACGCTCATGGACACATTGATTTAACCAATCTTTCTAACTGGTCGAGCTTTTCATCAGCATGGGCGAAATGCGTCAGCAAGGGCGGTCGAGAGTTTTGGAAGGTTAATCAAGTCAATGCTGATGTGAGTCACGTTTGGTACGTGGCCTATGACAGCTCACTTGATGCAATCACGCCGGATGATCGTTTAATTTACGACCAAACGCGATATGAGATTGTCGCTGCTTTCAATATCGACAACGCTAATCTTGAGTATGAGATTCATACAAAGCGTGCCGTTTGAATGAGATTGGCAAGCCTGTCGTTGTGACGGTGACGCAGGAAGCAATGAGCGGGGCGAAGAATGGTTAGCAGAGTCAGGCAAGCCATATCAGGTGAGCGTGAGTTGCTTAAAGCCTTGAAGGGCATCGACGATGCGATGGTTGATAAAATCGCACCGGCTGGAATGCGTGGCTACCTGCGAGAAACAGCGAAAGGAATCAAATCGGAAATCCCCGGGCAGTTCAAATCAGCTAGGAAGGGAATTGGTAGCCGCTTTGTAAAGCGTGACAAGCGAACGAAGAAAGTGACTGCGAAGGCAGGTAGCCAGGTTGGAATTAAGAAAGAACGCCGCAAAGCATGGGGCGAACAGGCAAAGGCAAAACGCGGGAATCGTTCAGGCGTTGGGATCTCAGCTAATAACATCCACTGGGCAATCCTTGGAACGAGCGACAGAACGAGAAAAACTGACGGCCGCAACACTGGCAAGATGGCTCCGCTGTTGCCTGGCGTTGTTCCTGCCGGCGTCCGAAAGAGCAAGTCAGCAGCACTGGCGAAGTTTCGGGAGTTGTCAAAGAAAGAGCTGATACGACAGTCCAGAAAACGGCGTAAGAAAGTGAGACGGCGTCGATGACAATGAAATCAGGACTGGTATCACTGCTGACAGGCGAAGGCACAATCACGGCCTTGGTCAGTTCGCGCGTGTACGTCAATAAGGCTCCACAGAAAGCCGCTTTGCCGCACATCATCATTACACAGCTCAATAGTAATGAGATGAACGCATTCGACGGGACGAGTGAGCTACGCAGCATCAACTATGACATTGACTGCAAGGCGGACAGAAGCGTCGAGGCGGCAACGCTGGCTGATGCTGTCCGCGTGTTTCTTGACGATTACACGGGAGCAGCTGGTAGTGAAACAATCGGGGCCGTTCTGCTGAACGATGAGTCAGACAGTTATGAGCCACCGGCTGATGCCAGTGATGTCGGAATTTACGTTGTCACTCTTGATTTGGATGTGATGTACAACCCGGCATGAAACTGGACTGGTGCAAAGAATCAGGCAAGTGGAACATCTGGGATCTGAAATCAAACACGCTATTAGCGAAAGCTGAAAGCGTAGATTTGTTGGTGCCATCAACGCTGATTAGCACTGATGGTGGCCGTCATGGTTACTTAATCGCAAACGGTGAATTGACCGTGAGCGAAAACAATCACGCAACAATCCGGAGGAAATAAAATGGCAAAGGTAGTCTGCAAAGGCACGGTGCTTCAGCAGGAACTGTCGATGGTCTTCACGGCCGTTGCACAGGTTACAAGTCTGGAGCAGTCGGGAGCGGAGTCTGAGACGTTCGAGAGCACGACACTGGACACCAGTGGTGCCGGCAAGGAATACGACACCACAGGATACACGGAACCTGGCAGCGTCAACTTTGAGCTGTTCTACGATCCGGCACTAGCTGGCCATCAGGCAATTACTGACCTGCTGACAACGCCGGCTTCCCAGAACTGGAAAATCATCTACGCCGACACGGGCAACACCGAATACCCGTTCACGGGTGCTGGCGTTTCTTTTGATGTGACAGTCGCAATGAATGACGGCCTGCGAGCATCTGGAGCGATCAAGCTCGACGGCCTTGGAACGTGGCCTACTTAGTTTTGAGGTAAAGCAGTGAAGGCAGAGTTGTTAAGACCTATGGAAATGGGGCCTACTCATCCTGAGTATGTGCCAGGGGAAAAGACTTGGCTGGAAGTCGGTGCAATCATTGAACATCCGCAGGCGTTCATGCTGGTCCGTATGGGCTGTGCAAAGCCTGCTGACGATGAGTGCGAGAAGGCCGCACAGATGACGCCTACGGCGATGGAAAAAGCAAAGGCGGCGTATGAGCGGTTACAGAAAGGGATCGCACCAGAGGATTTCGAGGCATTCGATGCCGGCGAGATCTCTGGATACGATCCCGAAACAGGCGAGCCGATCCCAGGACCAAACGCAGTAGATGAGGAGGACGACTGATGGGGGTGATTAGCAGGGAAGCCTTCCTGGCTCCGGCAGCGGTGCCTGCTGAGCGGGTGCCGTTGCCGGAGTTCGGTGAAGATTCTTATGTCAATGTGCATGGTATGACTGCCAAGGCTCGCAGCCAGTTTGAGCAGCAGTTTCAGACAAAGGGCGGGAAGCAGTCAGCCAGGCGATTGCAGGAAGTGCGGCAGCGGCTGTTGGTCGCATGCTGCAAAGATGACGACGGTCAGCCGATCTTCACAGTTGAAGACATCGAAGCCATCGGCGGACAGTCTTCAGCCGTTGTGGAGCGGATTGTCAATGTGGCGATGCGTCTATGCGGCATGAAAGAGGATGACATTGAAACGCTGGCGGGAAACTAGCCAAAGACCACAGAAGGCGGCTAGCCATGCGGCTGGCCGTCGTCTGCGGTCAATATGACGTTGACGCGATGTTGGAGAGTATGACCAGTCAGCAATTTGATGAGTGGGTAGCCTATTACACGCTGGAGCCTTTCGGATATGAGCCTATCAAAGACACCATCGCAAATGCTGGTGCCGCGGTTTGTCACGCATTCGGGGCAAAGGTGATGCCTTGGATGATCTTGGGCAAAGACGAGCCGAAAAACGAAGTGGCACCGAATCAGGCCGCTGCAATGTTTGGGGGAAGTCATGGCGGTGATCGGTGATCTAGTTGTAAATCTGACGGCAAACAGTCAGCGGTTTTCACGCGGCATCAAGAATGCCAGCAATGCGGTTGCAGGTTTTGCAACGCGGGCAACAAAGCAGATCGCCACTGTTGGAGCCGCCTTTGCGGGCTTGGCTATTGGGAAGGGGATAAAAGAGGCGTTCAACCTGGAAACTTTGCAGCTTCAGTTTGAAATTTTGCTTGGTTCGATGGAACAAGCTGAAAGCATGATGGCACAAATTAGAAAGTTCGGAGCGGAAACGCCGTTTGAGACTGCCGACATAGCAAAGTCGGCAAAAGCGTTGTTAGGGGCTGGCGTGGCATCAGGCGATATTATTTCCCAGCTAAAAGTTATGGGAAACATGGCAGCACTGGCGGGTACGAATGTTTCTGAACTTGCAACAATCTTCGCACAGGTGAAATCAAAAGGATCGTTGACAGGGGAGCGGCTTTTGCAGTTCCAAGAAAGGTTAGTCCCAGTAACGGCGGCAGTTGCTCAACACTTCGGGATCTTGGAAAGCGAAGTCAACGACTTTGTCAGTCAGGGAAAGGTTGGTTATGACGATCTCGTAACGGCATTAAATAACGTAGAGATCAACGGGAATCGTCTCGACAACATGATGGAGCGACAGAGTAAGACAGGTGCGGGATTGTGGAGCACGGTGAAAGACGGCATCAATCAGGCACTCGCAGAGCTTGGAAAATTCATTCTTGAGCAGTTCAAGGTGAAAGAGGCAATGCAGGCGTTTTCTGAGTTTATGACTGGTACGTTTATCCCAGTTTTCAAACGGATATCAGAAAATTGGCAAGCGATGTGGGACCTGATGGTTTCAGGTGCTGCACTGCAATTAGTCCGCATCATGGAAGATGTGAAGCACTTTGGGGTTCAGGTGGCTTCTGTTGCTGAGTTTATTTGGAAGTCGATGGTTGGAGCGTTTGAAACCATCGGTGACGCTGCCGGGACAATGTTTGCAAATATCGCCGCCGGCAACTTTGAAGATCCATTGGAAGGATTTCAAAGCCAGTTAGGAAAAGCCGTACTGGAATTGCCAGAACGGACAGAAAGCGAACTGGAAAGAGAATTAGGCAAGCAGTTCGACGCGGCGGCTGCAAAATTTGGGGACGGGTTCGCCAAAGAATTCCAGAATGCTCTGCCTGATCTTGGCGATGCAGCGGAAGACAAAAGCCGAATCGGCAAATCTAAGAAAGCTGCTGAGGCAGTGGCCGGCGAAGTGAGAGATCAGCAATTCGCAGGTGCAGCAACACGCGGCACTTCGGAAGCCTTTCAATCGATTGTTCGTAATGTCTTTGGCAGAAAAGGCCCTGGCGAGAAACAGCTAGAAGAGCAAAAGAAAGCAAACGACAAACTAGATAAGAACAATCAGCTGCTAGAGCAAATGGCGTCTGGTGCTGGTGTTGTGGAGTCATTCGCATAATGGCCGTAACCTGGGCACGTAAAATCTGGGACGGCCGCGAAGGCGGCGGCGATCTCAGCGGAAGCATCACGCACACGCAACTGTACCGCGTGAGAACTGACAACAAATTTGACGATCAAGTCACAGTCCTTCAGGCTGACGCGTTGCCGTTCCTGGGCCAGCCTTATCCGAATGACCCATCAAGCTACTGCAATAGTCTGCGGGCACGCAACGAAGGTGCTTCGCCTTTTTTCT